GGTGCTGGTGCTGGTGCTGGTGCTGGTGCTGGTGCTGGTGCTGGTGCTGGTGCTGGTGCTGGTGCTGGTGCTGGTGCTGGTGCTGGTGCTGGTGCTGGTGCTGCTTGGGGCGCGGGGGCCGGAGCAGGCGGCGTAGCGCCAGTTGCAGCGGGCGGCACGGTGGTGGCGCCTTCCGGCAGGGCGATACCGACCCCGAACCCGGCTTTCGACACGTCCACCTCACCGCCGCCTTTCATCACTGGGCCGTAGGCGATAAGTGCCACCGCTTGGTGATTGGCGAACAGGCCCGGACTTGCGGCAGGTGCGTTGCTCTTGAACTCGGCCATGACTTGCACGAAGTACCCGCGCTTCACTGCGTCAGGCTCGGTCAACAACGTGCCTTTGGCGTTCAGGTAGTCCAGCACCTTGGGCGCCTGCATGCTGCTGAAATGGATGATCCAGTGGCCAGGCCAGCCGTCTTTGTCGCAATTCTTGTTGCCTTTCTTGTTCGGCACAGTATCGTCGCCGTCGGCAATTTTCCAGCTGAAGTCGGAACGCTGCGCTTGAGCCGGGAATTCTGCATGGCCCAGTGCCCAGATCGGTGGAAACATCGCTGAGGCCACGCCATTTACGAGGCCTTGCAGTTGCTCATTGGACCAGTGAGTAACGCCGGGTGTTTTCTTGAAAGCGACGCTGAAATCATAAGTCGCCATCGGTTGGCCCGCATTCGGGCCGGATTTGATCACACGCGGGTTCCCTTCGTAGTCAGTGGTGTTCGGGATGTACAGCGAGCCGCTGACCAATCGGCCGACTGCAGTGGTGAGCCCGAGAATGGTTACTTCTGCCATGGTGTCATTGCTCCAGTTTTACGCCGAACCCAGCACGGGCACGGTTGAGTAGGTTGGTGTCGCGGGCCAGTTTTACACCGGTCCTTGGGGTGTGACTGTATTCGTAGATGACACTTGCGACAACTCCTTTTTTCGCCGCAAGTGCTTCAGCCTGCTTAGGGGTCACCGCCGCTTCCGGTTTACGCAGGTCAACGCCGCACATATCACCGGCGGCAATAGCCATGGCTTCCTCGCCGTCTTTCCATGTCTTGTGGCCGTAGGTAGGTTCGAGGCACCAATCGGCAACTACTTCGCCGCGAGTGAGTCGGGCTTTGACATCGGCTTCACGGCCCTGTTTCCGCGCTTTCACAAGCACCGCGATGCGCTCCAGCAAGCCCAGCTCGTAGGCCGCACTCTCGGCGTCGAGCGATTCAGGTGCCGACCCGCCGAGATAATCCGCTGCCGACCACGTTGCGCGCTTGAGCGTTGGGCAGTGCGCCGCTGCTTTGCAGTGGAGGCAGTGCGGCCCGCTCAACGTGTGCGGGTGGGCCCCCATCGCTTCGGCAGCTGCGGCCCCCAGTTTGTTGAAGAACCCGCGCAGGTCACTGGCCTTGACGCGCCACGAACGTACCCGACCGTCCCGGTGATAGGCCCGGGGTTGCACAACGCGCATGTCGACCCATAGTTCCTGGTCGTTACGCCCGTCAATGCCGAGCAGATCCAGGATGCCGCAGACGTACATGATCAGCTGCCAGTTCTCGACGTGCTCGACGACGCCATAGCCGAACTTGTAGTCCCACACGTAGAGCGTGCCTTGCTGCTCAGCATAGAGCCATGTGTCGGGTGTGCCGAAGGCTTCCGGATGGATACGAGGCATGGCGACACGCTGCTCGACCTGCAGGTGATTCAGCGGCGTACCGGTGGCAATGCAGACGCTGAACACGTCCGTCGTCCACATGGTCGCGCCTTCGATCATTTCCTCGGTCAGCAGCACGCCATTGGGCGCCTTGTCGCCAATCGCCACTGGCCGGCCCAGCAATTCCTCACTGCCTGCATGGTGCGACGCGGTGCCCTCGGCGGCGGCTTCGTCTTCCTCTTGTTCCGGGTAACGCGCCTCAAGCGATACAGAGCCGGGGCACGGTTCCCAACGGTAGGCGCTGGATGGCGCGAGTGGGGAATGGGCGCCTGTCATGGTGCAGGTTCCCCGAGTTTCGCCGCACCACAGTCGCAACGATACTTACCGCGACTGCTGAGACGCACGGTGCGCCCCGATTGAGTTTGCGTAACGATATTGTGGACGAATGCCCACTTATGGCGTTTTCCGAGAGTACACGGCTTCATCTGCTGCACCTCCGTGCAAATGGGGCAGCTCGCGCCACCCCTGTTATTATCAGCCCTTGAGGCCGGCCATTACCGCGGGGATCAGGTCCGGACGTTTCGCGAGGTCAGGAATGATCGTCAGGCCCACTTTCTGCACCTGAAGAACCGCATCGGTCTGGCTGATCTTGTTGTCCAGCAAGTAGCGGGTGAACTGGGCAAACGTCATCGCGCCGTCGGAGGGTGCCGCAGGCGCTGCACCGGGAGCCGGGGCGGGTGCGGGAGCAGCTGGTGCAGCAGGCGCGGCTGGGGCTGGTGCCGGGGCGGATGGGCTCGCCGTAGTAGCCGTAGCCGCTGGCGCACCCCTCACTTTGCGCAGTTCCGCTTCGATCTGCTCCTTGAAGCCCGGGGCCAGATTCTTGCGGGTCTTCCACTTTCCCGTTGCAGCCTTGCGCACGGTGGCGTCGGAGTGGATGCGGCTGTCCCATGGCAGACCGTCAGCGTCCAGCTCTACGCTCGAGCCACCGGGTGCGGCCGGAGCAGCTGCAGGGGCTGGCGCCGGACTGGAGGCACCAGGCGCAACGGGCAAAGGGCGCTGCTCGGTCACCTCGCGCAGGTAGCCGTCTGCCAGCAACAGTTCGGTAGTCCAGCCAGCGGTTGCGAGCTGCGCCTCGTCGAACGCGGCATTGGCGCCGGCGTAATCCGGGTTGCGTTCGTGGCCGATCACCACGGTTTCGTATTGAACCGGGTTGATGTCGGCTTGGGTGAGGGCTGGTTCCGGTTCGTCGTCTTCATCCGCGGCTTCGGCGGCGACAATGGGCAGCGACACATTGAGCGCCGTTACGCCAGTGGCGTGGATGCGGTCACCGACCTGTTTAAAGTCGGATACCGGCGTCGACTCGGACAGAATCACCTCGGACTGCGCGGCCAGGTCGGACAGGAAAGCCGAACCCAGGCGCAGGGCGGTGGCGGACAACGGGAGGGACAGATTGATCATGTTGGTACTCACTTGGCGATGTAGAAAGGGTTGAGATTGAGCGGAGAAATATGGCCCTGCTCAATAGCGTAAAAAGCTTTGTGGTGCGTGTAATTGCGGGACCATGATTGATTGGTACGCTCGGTCAGCTTGTCGGCACGATGGACACGTTTGACCGCAGCGGCTTCAATGCGTGCCGCTTGGACCGGGTCGGCTGGGTTACGCAGCGCGGCGCCGTTTTGGAATCGCTTCACGGCTGGGGTAGGTGCAGCGAACGCCGCCGCTGCCAGTGATGCCAAATAGAGCAATGGGTTAAACATGGTGTTTCTCCGTGGGTTTGTGTTGCGGTGTGAGGCAATTCTCGCTACAGTTGACGCCTATGTCAACCACTACCGGAATAAAAAAAGACATGAACGAAGCGAAACGGATCGACCCGACAGGTCTCATGTTCAAAGAGGATGCGCACTACAACGGCAAAGAGTGGTTCGGTTACGGATACACCTGTGTGCAGCACCCAGGACTCACCCTGATTAAGCGATTCAACCGTAAAACCAAACAGATTACCTGCGGCTGGCGTTTCGGTGGTACGGAGTACCCGCAGGCTCAAGAGGCCGTTGCAGCCCTGGAGCAAACCCTGTGACAGCCTTTCCCTCCGCCGCCACCGGTGCCGCTGCTGCCGTACGCCGGGCCAATGCTCCGCGATTGCGCTGGTATCAGCAGGATTTGAACACTGCTGCGAATGACGCATGGGGCGCTCACGACAACGTGCTGGCGGTGATGCCGACCGGCGCCGGTAAAACGGTGTTCTTCGCGCATGTGGTCGCCCACCATGAGGGCGCATCGATCTGCATCGCGCACCGGTCGGAACTGATTGAACTAATCAGCATGGCGCTTGCCCGGTTCGGCGTGCGGCACCGGATCATTGGGCCGGAGAAACTGATACGCGCCATCTGCAAGCAGCACCTCGACGAGCTGGGCGTCTGTATGTACGACCCAACCGCCCGCGCCGGGGTTGCCAGTGTGCAGAGCCTGACCGAACGACAACTCAAAATCCACGCTCGCTGGATCGCCCAGGTAACGCTGTGGGTCCAGGATGAAGCGCACCATGTGCTGCGCGAGAACCAGTGGGGCAAGGCTGCGCTACTGTTCCCCAAAGCCAAGGGGCTAGGCGTTACCGCGACGCCAGTGCGCGCCGACGGCAAAGGGCTCGGTAGGCACGCGTCAGGGGTGTTCGATATCCTGATTCGCGGCCCGTCGATGCGTGACCTGATCGACTGGGGCTACCTCACGGATTACCGAGTGATTGTCAGCGAGACGCACATCGACCTGGCTGGCGTAGGCATCGGCACCGACGGCGATTATGTGCTCGACCGCGGCAAGGGCAAGGCAGCAGTACGCGGCTCGACCCTGGTGGGCGACGTGGTGCAGACGTACCAAACATACGCACCTGGCAAACAGGCCGTCGTGTTCGCCTCCGACACCGATACCTCCAAGGATATGGCCGAACAGTTCCGGGCCGCAGGTATCGCCGCCGAGCACGTGGACGGCACCACTGACCCGGACGAGCGACGGGCGATCATGAAACGATTCCGTGGCCGGGTCACACAAGTACTGTGCAACGTGGGCCTGGTGTCGGAAGGTTTCGACGTGCCGGGTATCGAAGTGGTGATCCTAGCCGCCAAGACTATCAGCTTCAGCAAACACGCTCAGCAGGTAGGCCGCGCGCTACGTCTGCTGATCGATCGCGGCCTGATGATGCAGTGGGACGACTTGTCGGTAATGGAACGTCTGGCGCATATCGCCGCATCCAGCAAAAGCAAAGCGCTGGTGATCGACCACGTAGGTTCGTTCCTCGATCCGCGCCTCGGGCTGCCCGACGCCAAAAACGACTGGACGCTCGACGACCAGGAACGCAAGTCCAGCAGCGGCCCGACCGACGTCATCCCGAACCGTGCGTGCCTCAACCCGATGTGCCTGTCGCCGTACCTGCGTGCGCTGCCTGCGTGCCCGTACTGCGGCACGAAACCGGCGCCGACACCTGGCCGTAGTGGGCCGGATGCAGTCGACGGCGACATGACCGAATTGGAGCCTGCGCTGCTGGCGGCCATGCGTAACGCAGTTGCCGCGATGGCGATGCCCAACGACGTATTCAGGGAGCAGGCGCACATCCGCACGCTGCCGGCGGCGTGGATCGGCAGCAACGTCAAGAAGCACGACGCGCACCGTACCGCACAGTCTGAGCTTCAATCGGCGATGGCATGGTGGGCCGGGGAGCACCGGGCGCTCGGGCGCAGTGACTCGGAGATATTCCGCCGCTTCTATCTGACGTTCGGTATCGACTGGCTGGGCGCACAGGCGCAGGACCGCGACGCTATGGTCAAGCTGTACGGTTGGGTGGTGGACCGCCTGTCGCCGTCGTCCGTGGCCGGCATGTGGGAAGCAATGACAGGTTGACACATGCGGCAACTGGGCCTAGAGTTACCACATCGCCGGATGGGCCGGCACTGGAGAGATAAATGAGCAGAAACGATGGCGGCGCGGCATACCCGCTGACCTGGATGCAACGTACCGATCAAGGCCGTGGTGAGCGAGTAGAACACCGAACTCCTGGCATGTCCTTGCGGGATTACTTTGCAGCGCAATACCTGATCGGCAGGGGGCCTATCGATGCAAGCCACGACGGGGGCCGAGAGCTGCTTTGGACTGAAATGGCCGCAGACTGCTACGCAGCAGCTGACGCTTTACTTGCGGAGCGTGCCAAATGATCACCGAAGCCCAACGACGCGCCCTGTTCGCCCTGCGCGAGGCGTTGCATCTGTGCGACGAAGCCGAAATTTCAATACTGGCTGAAAATAACTTCCGGGACGCGAGTTCAGTAGTTGACGTCGGGATGTTGCCGTATTTCCCTTGCACGGTCCCGGGCATCAGTGACTTCCTCGTGGAGCACCCCGAACAATGATCATGCCCATCAAGTACACCGACGAGATGGTAGCCGAAGCCAAAGCGATGAAGGCCCGCGGCGAGAAACAGGTCGTCATCCACGCGACGTTCGGTGAGGGTATCGAGAGCGCCATCCGTCGCGTGGATGCCCGGGAGCGCAAACGTCGCAGTCGCTTGGCGGGTGTCACCATTGAGCTGCGTATGCCCAACGGCACCGCAGCGGCACTGGAGCGCATTTGTTCCGCTGCCGGCGATGAAGCCGTGGCGCTGCTGTCGCAACAGATCCATAAGCTCGACCAGTTGCGAGCCGGCGACCCTGCGGCGTTTGAAGCCTGGGTGCGCTACGGGACGCAGGTGGGCGACCTGTCGAAATACATTGACCGTCTCGGGGGCGACAGTGATGACTGACGCCATCGGCAAACCGTGCCCGCTGTGCCGCGAGCCCATGTCGAACCTGACATCGCAATACCGGCGCGTGTGCACCAATGGCAAGTGCGGCCACGTTGAGCACTGGCCACTGAACCCGGGACAGAAACCTTTATTCGGGAGTAACCGAGCATGAAACCCATCTGGAACGATGCGCCACAATGGGCGCAGTGGTTGGCAATGGATGCCAATGGTCGCTGGTGGTGGTACGCCGAGGAACCGCGTCCGGAAGTGTTCGTAAATGGCTGGCGTAACCCGTGGGGTTCCCGTGTTCTGGAAGCGGGATCTACACCGGGTCGCACAGGTTGGTCTGCCACGTTGGAGCAACGGCCATGAGCCTTACGAGAGAGCAACGTGTCGAACGTCAACGGCTCGGCGTAATTGCGGCTGAAAACGCGAAACGTTTACTGAAGCCGGGGGATCGGCTCCGTGTGACAAAATGCCCTGGAACGAAACGCACGATCACGTTTGCTGAATTCAGTGGCCAATGGATCGTATCGCGCTCAGGCGCAGACGATTACCACCCTCTAAATGTTGACCGCGTTAACGGACTGCCTGTTGACTTCACCCGAAGTGAGTTACCGCTATGATTGAATTGATGCAGTGGGCCGCCCAGTGGGGCGTGTCGATCGATGCGGTGCGCGACCTGGAACGCCGGTTCGGTGTGGCGCCGGAGATGCACCAGCTGCCCGACCGGCAACCGGGGCGCAGTGAGGCTGCCGTCTCCGCCGATGCGGTGCGCCAGGCGCGCGAGCTGCACGGGGCGTACTGCTGGCGCAACAATTCCGGGGCGTACACCGACGACAAAGGGAACTTTGTGCGTTACGGCCTAGGCAACATCAGCAAGGAAGTTAACGAGGTTATGAAGACGTCCGACTACATCGGTATCTGGCCGTTCCACATTCGCCCCGAGCATGTCGGGCAGACGGTCGGCCAATTCTACGCTCGTGAGGATAAGCCGGAAGGTTGGACGTTTACCGGGCAGGGCCGCGAACGAGGGCAAATGAACTTCGGGGAGCTGGTGATCCGTCTGGGTGGCCGGTTCCACTTTCACGCAGGGGGGCCGTTGCTGTGACGGCCTACTACAACGAGATTGACCCGTACGCGGCCCAGTGGTTGCGAAACCTTATTGCAGCGGGCCATATTGCCCCAGGTGTTGTTGATGAACGATCTATCGAAGACGTGTTGCCCGACGACCTGCGAGGCTTCACACAATGCCACTTCTTTGCAGGAATCGGTGTTTGGTCACTCGCCCTGCGCCTCGCTGGGTGGCCAGACGATCGCCCAGTTTGGACAGGATCTTGCCCCTGCCAACCTTTCAGCTCGGCAGGCGCGGGAGCTGGGTTTACTGACGAGCGGCATCTGTGGCCCGATTTCTTCCACCTCATCGCCCAGTGCGCACCTCCAGTCATCTTTGGAGAGCAGGTTGCGAGCAAGGCTGTCGAGCCTTGGGTCGACCTTGTACCCGCTGACATGGAAGCCTTGGGTTACGCCTTCGGGGGTGTCCCGTTTCCGTCTGCGGGCGTCGGTGCGCCGCACATCCGAGACCGGCTCTTCTGGGTGGCGCAGTCCGAACACGGTGGACGCAAAGCTGGGGAATCGCAACGGGCCTGGTCAAGTCCAACTGTGTCATCAAGTATTGCTTTGCGGCTGGGCAACGCCGAATGCGACGGACTACATCGAGCGCAAGGGTCTTCGCCCGAGTCGAGCGGCGACGGGTCGCAAGGGCGGGTATTTATCCGAGGAAATGGTGATTTACCTGCCGACGGATCAGCCGGCCCGGTTAATGGTTTCTGGGGAGGTGCTGACTGGATCAGCTGCAGGGATGATCGGTTCCGGCCAGTTGAACCCGGCACATTCCCACTGGCTCATGGGGCTACCTCAAGAGTGGGACGATTGCGCGCCTACGGAAACGCCATCAACGCTGAAGCGGCAACGCAGTTTATCCTCGCCTACCTGGAGCAACCCGACATGATCTACCTGACCGACTACAACCCCGACACTCTGGCCTGCACCAGCGCATCGGCCGACTCAGGCTTCAGCACATTCGACGAGGTGCGCCAGTTGATGGGCGATCCGCAGATGGCGCATCCGCGCATGCTGACCTACCCGGGTGGGGTGTGCTTTACGGACTTCGAACTGAGCAAGGAGCCGACGCCATGCAAGGACTGATCGCCGCCACGGGGCACCGGCCAAACAAGCTCGGCGGGTACGGACGGGACGTTTACGTACGACTGGTCAAGCTCGCCTACGACTATCTGGAGCGCATGCAGCCCGAAGGCGTTATCTCCGGCATGGCGCTTGGTTGGGACCAGGCATGGGCCGACGCGGCACTGTTGCTCAATATTCCAGTGCACGCGGCCATCCCGTTCGAAGGCCAGGAATCACAGTGGCCCAACGAATCCAAGAACAACTTTCACCGGATTCTCAAGCGCTGCACCAGTGTAACGGTGGTTTGTGAAGGGCTGTACGCGGGATTCAAAATGCAGATCCGCAACGAGTGGATGGTCGACCGGGCTGTGCGCATCTGCGCACTGTGGGACGGGTCGCCTGGAGGTACCGGCAACTGCCTGAAGTATAAAGGCGATTGGCAGCGCCCGGTCGACAACCTCTGGCCCCAGTGGCTCGAATTGACACACCCGTCAGCTCTGTGCAACACTGCGCCAAACACCGTACAGAGTAACGAAAGATGGCCTATAACCCGAACAGTGACACCCTGCGACAGCACCGTGAGCGTCTGCTTGGCATTGCGATGCAGCACGCTATTGCCTCCGGTCTTCGCAGCCTCAACCGTGCCAAGATCGCCGCTGAAGCCGGCGTGAGCCTGGGCGTCGTGAGCTGCGCACTGGGCAAACGCGACGAGATGACCCAGCTGGTCATGGACACCGCACGGTCGCAAGGCGTCGAACTGAAATACGCGTAACGACCTGGCCGACGTACGGCCGGGTTTTCGTTTGACAGTAAGGTGACGCATGTGTCATCTTGTGACCGTCACAACACGAAGCAGGAGTTACCGCCATGTCACACCATACAATCCGCGACCGAGTGCTCGATTCACCTGACCCGTATCAGAAGGCGGTAGCCGTGATGGTTTATCGCGACGTCGATCACGATGCACACACGGTTACCTTTCACTTTGAGGACGACTCAACGCTGGTGTTTGACGTTCGTTACGAGGTGCGGCTGTGATCGCCCTCTACGCCGCCCTAACCTGGCTGGCAATCATCACCCTCGCCGTCATCGGCATCAGCCTTTACGGCGCACACCTGGCCAAGCTTCGCGATCAGCGGGCGAAGGACGGGGTTAACTGGAGTATCACCGCATGAGACTGAAGAAATCCGAGCGCGAGCAATTGCGCCTGAAGTACGACGGGCACTGCGCTTACTGCGGGGTGCTGCTGGGGGATCGTTGGCATGCCGATCACCTGGAGCCGGTTATCCGTGTTGCAGACGACCGCGTCGCGGAGCAGATCGATAACCACAACCTCGGCAACATGATGCCGGCCTGCGCGCCATGCAACATCAGCAAGGGCCGGCAGACACTGGAAGGCTGGCGGGACTGGATTGCCGGGCACGTCAACTCTCTCAACAGCTACCACCCCATCTACCGGCTCGCCAAGTCATACGGTCTGATCGCCGAGACCGGCGCAGAGGTGGTCTTCCACTTCGAGAAGGCTCGGCCATGACCACCTACGCCTACTGCCTTATCGCCCTGGCCTGCCACGGCCTTCCGCAACTTATTCAATGGAGTATTGAAAAATGGCTTTTATAACTCGGTATGACGTCCCGGGCGGAGGAGATGTTGAGGAGTGCAGCAATGGCTATTACGTCCGTCACACTGACCACGTCGTCTACCTCAATGAAATGCTCTTGGATCGCGACGCCCAACGCCTGCGCGCCGATACGGCTGAGGCTGACTCAATACGAAAAGATGGCGTCATCGAAGACCTGATGCAGTCGAACAGCGACATGACGACATGTCTTGCCGACGCCGAGCAGTGCATCGCTGAACTGTCAGCCGACAACCAACTGCTGCGGAAACTGCTCGAACAGACACTCGCTGCGCTGAATCCAACGGCGAAACTTTCGAAGTCCATTCGCGCCGCCCTCAACCGCAAACCCGAGGCAGGAAGTCATGATTAATTTCCCAAACGAGGACGAGTGCGAAGCTGCCGGCATCAGCTATGACGTTGTGCGCAAGCTACTTTCTCGGCAAGAGCGGCTGTTACGCGACATGGATGCGGCTGATGTTTCTTTGTTCTGCGGGTCAGTTAACTCGCTCCGCCCAACAAGCGGTGACCGCCTGCTGATCTTGGCCAGCTTTGGGGCCAGCAACACCGACGGCGGATGCGGGGCAATTACCGAAGGCGATGACGGACTTATGCGAGGCGAGGACTGACCATGACCAATAACCCAACGATTGACGGCGTGCTGCAGTGCAAAACGTGTCGCGGTCGAGGATGGATTGATACCCTTCGGCCGGTTGGCTCGCCCGCTGAAAAATGCCCGGACTGTGCCCATGTCGTCGAACCTGCCAATGACCTACGCGAACACTGCAAGCAATGCGCCGAGGTGGTGAAGACTTGGCCGGAGTGGAAGCAGAACTGCCTTGGGGGTGCACCTGTCGTCGAGCGCCAGCCTGATGCGTTTCGGTTCAAGTGGGATTACGACCACGGCAACGGTTGGAGTCGTGGCGCGATCCGTTACGTTGAAACCATGGAAGAGGTCGGGCACGAAGACAAATCGACTTGGCGAGAAATTACGCCACTCTACGCTGCCCCTCCCGAAGTCGCCGCCCTGCAATCCACCATCGACCAGCTACAGGCGGAGAACGCGCGAATTAAATCTCGACTCTGCGTGTGCAGCGACTGCGGGGGTCATGGCGAAGTCTATTCCGGTCACAGTTCCTATCAGGGTCACAACCAGCCGCCAGAACCTGACATGGACGTGTGCGGGAATTGTGGCGGGGATGGCGTTCTTGGGCCGCTGGAGGATTTCGAATCGCTAGCCACTGAGCGTGACCAGTTACAGGCGCGGGTTCAAGAGCTGGAGAATGCGAGGGGTGAGCCGACTGCGTACCTGCGCAACGAAGGTGTCCCGAACAACTTGGTAGTCTGCGGGTTCGATCATCCGGACGCGTTCAAGGTATTCAAAGCTCCGCCAGCGCCGGTTTCGGTTGTACTTCCTGAGCGTAAACCAGAGTCCACGACAGCCGAAATAGTTGACCCGGACTGCAATTACTCCACCGGTATCGTTGAGGGCTGGAACGCCTGCCTCGACGCCACCGCTGCGCTGAATGAGGTGCGGAAATGAACATGACTCGGAGGAGAGTTACCGAGCGGTGGGGAGTGCCGTTTTGGGAACTGCTGAAAGACTTTGCTGATCAGGGCTTGTCACGGTTTGATACGGCGCGTGCTCTCGGATACAGGCCTGACAGTTTTTGCACGCTGCTTTCCGCGCACCCCCGAAAGGACCCTTTCGAGTCAAGCAATAAACCGCTAGCCTACTTGCGTGATACAGGTGAAACGTTTGGTGAAGCGGGCGAGCGGATGGCCGCAGCCGGGATGACGGTGACGGAGGCGGCATTGGCCATAGGCTATAGCTGCCCGAGTGGGCTACGTTACGCAATGCGCACGCGCGGTATTTCCGTAGATTTCAGGCGACCGGCTCGAAAGCGTAAAAATCCAAGTGCGGGGCGTGGGCCAAACATAACAAAAGGATGGCCCACTTGGGAGCGTGTCTACGCTATTGCAGCACTTCCTGTCCGAGTCGATATAGGAAAACAGGTGACCCCGTGTTGTTCACAGTCCTGATGCGGGCATAGTACCCGGCCGGCACAAAACCCCGCACGCTGACCGTTCCCTTCTGCACACTCTGCAGCGCAATAGCCAGCGTGACGACTTGGCTACAAGGCGACACGTCCACACTTTGCACTGACGTCGTGAAAGCGGCGTCGGCTGCGATGTCTAAGAATACATCCCCATCCTGTCCGCTACCGATCGATGACGTGACTGTGCATTGCACGGCATACTGAACCGTCGCGTCCCGTGTGGCGCTTACCTGGAACACCGTGTTCAGAGCCCGCGTCGCTTGTGACTGACTGCGGCCTGTGCCTCCGGTCACCCTTCCCTGCGCATCCGTCACCACTGTGTTGTATGTGCCGGCCGTTCCGGTGTTCGGCAGGCTGATCGTGCCGCTGCCGGTAATCGTTCCGCCGCTGAGCCCCGTTCCTGCCGTGATGCTGGTGACTGTTCCGGTTCCTGGGGCAGGCAGCGTCGCGAGTGACCCATCGCCGCGGACGTATTGCGCTGTGGTGCCGGTCGGAACGGGATACTTGCCATCGAGCGCAGCTTGCAGGCCCGTGGTCTGGCTGACCGGCAGCGACGGGATGCGCGCGACCGCCAGTACTCCCGAAACGATGTCGGCCGATGGGTGGGTGTGCGCTGCGGGAGCGAACGTCGCCGGAATGCCCGTTAGATCGGCATACGCGTCGGAAGTCGCCACAGTGGCAAACACCGGCTTGCCTGTGATCGAAGCCCACGAGGGTGAAGACGCTACGGTGTCCAGTGTGCCGCCAACCAGTGACAGACCCGGGCCGATGCTGAAGAACACCGGCAAGTTGGTGGCTCCCAAGTACCCCATGACGGCGTTCTGTCCGCCGCCCCCGGGAGGTGCTACGCCCCGGGTGAGCGTGGCTGCATCATCCGCGCGCCGCTGGTTGATCAGCAAGTCATTGCCTGCGGCATCCGCCAGGAGCGGGAACAACATCAATGCGGCAAGTAATCGTTTCATACAGTCCTCGACCAGGTATTTGGGGCAAATTTAAAGAACACTGTCACACCGTTGGCAGACAGCATCACGTCGGCGTTATCGACCGTAGTTGCGCCGGTGATCAGCAGAGACGCTATGTTCCGCGTGCTGCGGATTCGCAACGCCTGATTCTGGCGATCAGCCGACTCCGGCGGCAGGACCATTGTGAGCGTGGCCAGATCAGCGGCCGGCGTCAGTGTTACGAACAGGTCATTGGAAACCGTCGGCAGCGTTACGGTCGATCCGTTGGTGGGCGTGTAACTCACGCTGACTGGTGCCAGGGCTGTGCCGATCATCGCTTGCGTTGCGGCTGCGGTCATGCCGGGGTCGCGGATCATGAGGTAGCCCCCTGGACATACGCGGTAATGCCGCTCGGGCTGCAACGCATCCACAGGCCGGGGGCGCCTGCGTCTACAACGGCTTCGACGCCCGGTTGAACCCATCGGCCCGTGTTGTCGTTGACATCCGGTGCCGTAGCGCTGATCTGCAGCAGTGCGAGAGTGCCGGACTGGTTCTGTACCAGCAGTGCGGTGCCGGGGGTGATTCCGGACAGAGCGTAAACATTGGCCCAAGTGGATGTTGTGGTTTTAATTTGCGGCATGGTTGTAGCTCCTTCAATTGACGGAGGGGCCGGTGCCGAGTAGTCTTGCGCCTTGAGACGCTTTGAAAGCACTGGAGTAACCTACATGCACCAACCCCTGCAAGGCGCATATAAAACGCCTGAACCCGTGACTGGGCCTCGGTTGCTTAGTTCCTCTGAGCTGGCCGATTATCTGCAATTGACTGAAGAAACCGTGCGCCGCCTGGCGCGACGCGGCACTATCCCATCTGTTACCGTAGCGCGCCGGGTGAGGTTCGATCTGGCGGCGGTGCTGAAGACGCTGGAGGGCGAATCGTGAATAAAGACAAGATGCGGGAAGAGTTTGAGACGCGGTTCCCTGTACCAAGTGGGTGTCAGTGGAGCGAAGAACACAAAAATTACGGATGGGTAAAGAAATCAGCTTTTCAGCGCGTGATCACGTATCGAGCGTTGTTTACTGGGTGGCAAGCTTCGCGCGCCGCAGTGGTGATTGAGTTGCCGTCCCAGCAGGCTTTTGGCCCGCATCCTGATGATTGGGGATATCCAGCTGAAGAAACGCGCACGGCCATCGAAGCCGCCGGCGTAACCGTCAGACAAAAAGAAACCCGCGGCTAGGCGGGCTATAACGTAACAATTCTCTCGCGCGATTATCGCTAGGACTTTTTCATGAGTCAAGACCTATACAAGGGGTGGGCCCTCTATTACGCCTCCCTCGGATGGCACGTTTTCCCGCTCAAACCTGGCACCAAATACCCGGGCTGCGAACACGGCAGCAGTGAAGCGACGACCGACGTCGAGCAGATAACCCGCTGGTGGAACGCTTCGCCTAATTCCGGGATCGGCATGCGGCCGGCTACGTCAAAGCTGTACGTTCTCGACATGGACCCTCGAAACGGAGGCGAGTTCAATTTCGAGAAACTGCAGCAAGAACACGGGCTGCTATTGTCCCCAGTCATGGCGCAGTCTGGCCGCGGCACCGGATTTCACATGTACTTCGCTGCTCCAGATTCCTCCGTCCGCTACCAGGGTAACCCCGGCGGCCTCAAAGGGCTGGACGGTAAACACAACGGCTTCGTGGTGCTGCCCCCGTCTATCCATCCGGACACGCAGCAGCCGTACACTTGGCTCACGGGTACGCCCGGGCCCGATGAGCAGCTGCCCGTGGCGCCTGCGTTCCTCGAGAAGCAGATCATCGAGCGCCCCAACCGTGCACCGCGCGCCGTTGACCCCGCTGAGTTGCCGTCGATCAAAGCCGCCCTCGAATACCTCGATGCTGAGGACAACGAGACATGGCAAAACACCATGGCGTCGATGAAACACTGGGGCGACCATGCACAGGCAGAAGCTGAAGCACTTGAGGCGTTCTGCGAGTGGTCGGCGACCAGTGCTAAGCCTGAGCACAGCGGCAACGAACACGAAATCGAGAAACGCTGGGACAGCTGGTCCAGTGACGCACCCGGTGCGCGGACGATCGCCTCGGTGTTTCACGATGCCAAAGCCAAGGGCTACCGCATGGGCCCGGACGCCAAAGCTGCGTTCGATAAGATGCAGGAGTTGCTCGGCATGCAGGCTGCTGCACCGGTGGCAGAGGCGCTGAATACGCACGTGCCTGTCACGTTCACGCAGGGGGCGTATGAGCCGCTTGCTGCACTGCGTTTTGAGCAAGTCCCGACGATGAACGATCACCTATTCGACGCCGGTATCCTACGCGACTCCGAAGGCGCCTTCCGCAACCGCCTGGGCTCGTTCGAGGGCGCGGCGCACTGGTGGAACGGCCGCTGCTGGGAGCACGCGCCAGACGACGAACTGCGCCGCCTGATCGGCATCTCGATGATCAGTACCACGGTCAAGACGTCCTCCGGTCGCATCAAAGGCACCCTTGAGGTGCTGCGCGACCAGTTGCCGCGCTACGGGCAGGCCGACCCGCCGAACAGCTTCACGTTCTTCGCCAACGGGGTGCTGGACACCGGTAGCGGCGAACTGAAACCCCACGGGCCTGAATATCGCAACAGCCGCACCCTGTCCGTGGACTACGACCCGACGGCGGTGTGCGTGCGCTGGCTGGCGTGGCTGACGGACATTTTTGCAAGCGACCTGGATCGGATCTCGCTGCTGCAGGAAATGCTGGGCTGGTGCCTGTGCCGCGATCACCTGGGTATTGAAAAGTCGATGATCTTTATCGGGCCGCCGCGCTCGGGCAAAGGCACCATCATCAAAGTGATCCGCGCGCTGCTCGGCGCCGGTGCTGGGGCGTTCGCACTGCCGACGCTGGACGACAACAAAATCCTTTCCGGCATGCGCGGGCAGAACGTCAGCATCGATAGCGACACGGCGAGCCCTGGCCGCAACAACGCGCGCCAGATCGGCGGCCTGTTCAAGACCATCAGCTCCAACGAGCCGCTGAGCCTGTCGCTGCTATACACGCAAACACCGTGGGAGGGTTCGCTCAATTGCAAACTGTTGCTCGCTTCCCATAGCATCCCGACGCTGTTCGATGACTCCGGTGCTAGTGCCAACCGCTGGATCCCCCTAGCCTTCGATCGCTCGTTCCTTGACCACGAGCAGGTCGACCTGGCTGACCAGTTGCTGACCGAGCCGCCGGGTATCGCCGCATGGGCCGTACAGGGGCTGCAGCGCCTCATGCGCAACGGTCGGTTCACACTACCGCAGTCGAGCCGTGACGAGCTGGGCAACATGCTTTCCAGCAGCTCGCCGACCGAGAGCTATATCAAAGACCGCTTGGTGGTGGCCAAAGGGCAGCGTGTGAGCGAGGCGGAGCTGTGGGACGACTATCTGAAGTGGTACGTGTTGGAGGGCCTGGAGCAGATGAAACGCCGTGACTTTATCCGCGCAATTGCCGACGCCTTGCGCGGTCGGGGCGCAGTTCACAAGCAGTCCATTCGCTTCGGTTTGAACGTTTTGAGGGGATTTGAGGGTGTTTCGCTGGCACAAGGCAACGTGGTGCCCATACGCTCAGGAAATTGAGAAATTTGCCCAGCTTTTACGCTGGGCTTTTTTATGCCTGCTTTGTAGGCGGATTTGAGGTGATGTAGGCGACGAGTATGCAAATTTGAAATACGCTGAAACCCGCGGCCTGTATAGCTTCTAGCTCTTTGTATTCATTGTAGTCAATTTTTTCTAAAAGTAATATTGAAGTAATAAGAAGAGGTAAAGGGTAATGAATAAATAGTGTAAATAAGCAACAAATAGGGCCGAACTGCATACACTGCATACAGAAACGGAATAAACCTAATGAAATCAGGTACTTAGGCGTAGTCGGGACACGTATACGGTTTTGCCTACGGGAATTTGTGGTAGCATTAGCGTCAACTTGGGAGGGCGGATCATGGCGTTACTCGATTACTTTGGCGTTGACTGGGTGTGTGACCAGATCCTGGATGGGCGCGCGTTGACGGCTATCGCACAGGAGGCAACGGTTACGGTTTCTACGTTGGTGCGCTGGATCGCAGCGGATGAACAGCGTTCCGCGCGCGTGAATACGGCACGGCAGCAGGCCGGGGCAACCTGGGACGCCATGGCGGAGGACGAGCTGCGCAAGTCGGGAACCCCCCACCAACTGGCAATTGCGCGAGAACTGGCCCACCACTACCGGTGGCGCGCCAGCAAGATCGACCCGCAGTACAAGGACAAGGTGACGCAGGAACACACCGGTGACGTTCAGGTGACGCAGATCGTGCGCAAGGTGATCGACTGATGGAGCTTCAGATCGACACACCGCGTTGGGCGCTACCCCTGCTGCGCCCATGTCGTTACAAAGGCGTGAAGGGCGGTCGTGGGTCCGGCAAGAGCCATTTCCTTGCCGAGTTACTGGTCGAGGAGCACGTCGCCAACCCAAATCAGCAGTCCGTGTGCATCCGGGAGATTCAGAAGTCGCTGAAGTTCTCCGCCAAAAAACTGATCGAGAGCAAGATCCGCGCGCTCGGCGTATCGCACCTGTTCAAAATCACGTTGACCGAAATCACGCGCATTGGGCACGAAGGCCTGATCATCTTTCAGGGTATGCAGGACCACACCGCCGACTCCATCAAATCGCTGGAGGGCTTCGACCGGGCCTGGGTGGAGGAAGCGCAAAGCCTGTCGCACCGGTCGCTTGAGCTGTTGCGCCCGACGATCCGTAACCCCGGGTCGCAAATCTGGTTCGGCTGGAACCCTGACCAGCGTACCGACGCCGTCGACCAGTTCATGTGCAGCGAGGAAGCGGCCAACAGCGACGATTTCGAGGTGGTGCACGTCAACATCACGCACAACCCGTTCCGTCCGCAGGTGCTCGTCGACGAGATGGAACGCGATCGTGCTGCGGCGCTCGATACGTTTGGTCACGTGTGGCTCGGGGAGTACCGCGACCGCACCGACGCGCAGATATTCGCCGGCAAGTACCGCATTGGCGCACTGGACTGGACGCCGGAATGGGACGGTCCGTATCACGGCCTTGACTGGGGTTTCAGCCAAGACCCGACCGCCGCAACTCGTTGCTGGATCGCACCAGGCAACGTCCTGTACGTTGATGCCGAATGCGGCAAAGTGGGCCTTGAACTCGACGACACGCCGGCGTATCTGCAGAATGCGATACCTGGTATCGCTGATTACGAGGTGATCGCCGACAGCGCGCGCCCCGCGTCCATAAGCTACGTGAAGCGCAAGGGCATCCCGCGCTGCGTCGGCGCCGTGAAGGGCAAAGGTAGCGTTGAGGACGTCATCGACCACCTGAAATCGTTCAGCCAGATCGTCATTCACCCGGACTGCGTTGAGACGGCCGAGGAATTCCGGCTCTATTCGTACAAAATCGACCGCAAGTCGGGCCAGGTGCTGCGACATCGTGGACAAGTTCAACCACTACGTAGACAGCCTGCGCTACGCACTGGAGAAAGTGATGATCGCCAAGCAACCTGGCGTCGGCCTGATGATGCCCGCGAGATTACGTCGCAGGGGTTGACAGGTGCGGCGACTGTGGCTAGATTGAGGGCTCACGTCAGTGCATTTGCCGAGCAACCGTAGCAAGAGGGATTTGCAGCCATGTTTGAAACGCTGAAGTAGAACAACCAGCGCCAAGGACCAGGGGCCGCACATGCGGCGAGTTGCACCAGATGTGCCTGTTGTTCGGATTTACCCTCCCGGTAGCGGCCGGTTCGACAGCTCAGCAGGTACATCTGGTGCAATTGACTGATCGGAGGTCACGCAGTGTTGCGAGCGACACCGAAGCACCAACCCTCACCTGCTACTCCAGACCTTGACCCGCTTCCCCTAGCGGGTTCTTTTTGCCCAGCAGTTGACACACGCGACATCTTGCACCACACTGCGACCACAACCACGAACTGGAGCAACACCGCATGAATTTCCCACAGGCAAGTTCATCCGCAGAACGATCGCCTTTTTCAGTTATGACGGAAGTCGCAGTCGAGATCCAAATGAAATTGGCAGCCGAACAGCGCGCGCACCGCACCACCCGCCGCACCGCAACCGTGTACCGCTGGCTCGCCCTCGCAGGCTGGGCACTGGCCGTTACTGCCCTCGCCATTCGCCCCGCTGAAGCAGCCGACATGACGTTGCCCAAGGGCATGCTCGCCTGCCACAGCCAGGACGCGTGGAACAACCAGTCGCAGCTGCTCGGCGCCGGGATTCCTGAACTGGCGCAGGGCTGCGTGTTCACCAATCGCGACCTGCAGGTGCGCGTGATCGATTTCAAAGTGTTCAGCGGCACCGAGGTTTACGTGCGTGACGTTGGGCTGCGTATTTTCGTTGACGGAGGTGTTTTGAAATGAGTTCGATTCCAGAAGGTGCAACGCACTGGGCCGCTGATTCGCTCTGCACGAGCGGCATCCAGTACTACCGCATACGGCCCGGACAGCAATACCAGTTTTTTGGGCCGGGAGGCGTCTGGGTAAACGGCGGCGTCTCAGGCGACTACCCTCGAGTTCCGGTGCACCCTGTCAGCGACGAACTGCCGCTCGGCGTAACGGTCTGCGAAGCCAAGCGCCCGGCCACGGGCCAGTGGTGCAAAGTCAAGGTCCTCTCCGACAAAGAACCCGGCAGCCCGCACCGCGCATGCCGCGACGAGAACGACCGCCTGTGGTGGGCCAGTGAGTTCCGCCCTATCCGCACGCCCGAGCAGATCGCAGCAGAAGAGCGAGAGAAAGCAGCTGCTGCAATGAGCAATGCGACCCAGGGTGCGAGGAACTGGGCTGAAGCGTTCCGCATGTTGCACGACGCGGGATATCGGAAACCATGAGCGCCAAACAGATTTATTACCTGCATCAGACGCGCCCAGGCGACTTCGCCGAGAACGAAACAACGGCACTTGTCGTGCGCGCAGCATGCGAGACGTGTGCCCGATCCGTGGCAGCAGGTGAAGCTGGAGCAGAAGGCCCCGCAGTGTGGCGTGACCCCGAGCGGTCCACCTGCAAGCGGGTAAACGAAGACGGCAAAAGCGGCGTTGTGCTGCGTAGTGAGGGTTAAACAGATGATCAAAATCAACGAGCGCACCTACGTGGCAGCGCAGCACATCAAGTCCATCAGCAAGCCGGAAGGCTACGACTACATTCGCGTAACGATGTTCGACGGCGAGACGCACACCGTAGAACCCGATACCGACCAGTCCGTTTACGCCAAACTCGACGAACTGGTTGCAGCAGTTCGCGCCGACTCAGGGATCGCTTGATGAAAACCAACGACGAATACACCGGCGGAAGCACCACGTACTACCAGGTCGACATCGCGCACCCGATCAACACCGAGGCACAGCCGTACACCGCCGAGTGCCAGGACATCATCGACGCGCTCGGCATGACGTTCAACGAGGGCAACGCGTTCAAAGCACTGTGGCGCCGTTGCGCAGCCCGTACGCTCGGCAAGTCGAAGCGCGGCTACACGGACGGCCTGTACGACGCGGAGAAAGTGGTGTTCTACGGGGAGCGCCTGGTGCAGCTGGAGCAGCGACAACGGGCAGTTGACACGACGTGTTTGGGGCCCGTGGTTTCAGACGTGACTGTCACCGCACCCTGGATGCCACACCCTAAGGGTCACGGCTGCCCGGTAAGGACTGACGAAGCGGTAGAAGTAACTTTCGCTGACGGGTATACGTCAACGGGGCTTGCAGGAAACTATGTTTGGACGTCAGGGAACACAAAACGCATTACCCATTGGCGTCCGTACATGCCTGCGTGACCGTCACACCAACACGATGCATCACTGAAACCCGGTCACGCTTTCTCAGGTGCCGGGTTTCGTTCCAGTAGAGCCTGCGCCCGCGCAATGACGCCTGGGTTCAGTGGCTTGCCATCCTTGTCCACCAACACCGTGATCGTGCTGCACTTGCAGTTGCTTGCAATTATCCCATTTGCTACCATGAGGCCTGATTTTTCCTCAAGGTCGTAAACATGCCCGCTAAACTCCCTGTTCCGAATGTGGCTGATTTGTACCAACTGCACCTTTCCGGCGTATCGGTCCAGCAGCTCAGCAAAGACCTCGCCGTCTCCCGTCCGGTAATCATGCGCTGGTTCAAAGACGCCGGTTTCCCCACGCGCGACCGTAGCGCCGGTGCCCTCAGTCGCAACGCCAACATGACCCGGGAGCAACGCTTGCTCAACACTGCCGCCGCCCAAAATGCCCGACGCGGTCAAATCGACAGCGACGTCGTCAAGGCTAAGCGCGCCGAAAACATGGGAGCTGACCGAATCGGAATGTACGAGTGCGAACTGATCGAGCACCTGGGCCAACTGGGCGTCAAGGCCACGGGCCAGTTCCCTTTCGGACCATACAACATCGATTTGCTCATCCATGAACCGTGCATCGCCGTGGAAACCTACAGCACGCACCCCGGCCTGCCACGACTTGCCAAGATCCGCGAGCGAACTAAGTACATGCTCGATTCGGGTATCCACTGCTTCACCATCCAATGCAGTTACCCCAGCCGAGTCTTCGACCTGGTTGCGGTAGGCCAGAAGGTAATCGCCTTCGCGGAGTTCTGCCGCCGCAACGAGGCCGAAGGGCGTCATTACGGGATGATTCGGGGTCACGGTCAGATTTGTGCCGTCCGCGGTCACGATCTCGACGACTACCCCTTTGTAATGAGCTTTTGAGCCCGCGACAAAGCGGCCTGCTACCTCAGTACCTGGGATGTAGCAGTTGAACCGGTTGCCGTCCTGATCCCACCACAACCGCTGCTCTTGCGTCGTGTACAGCTTCGCGTGCCGCGCACGGTGCGTTGGGCGCGTGGTAGGGCTCAGCGCCGAGAAATGCATCTCCTTGGTCAAGATGCCCAGGTCTGCGCCAGCCTGATCAGCTTCTGCCAGTCGGGCCGACCGTAGCGCCCCCGGCACCTCGGTACGCGCGATGCGCATCGCCGCGCGGGACTCGATGCCAATCTGTTTCGTCAGCTGCGCAGCGATGTCGCGCACACCCTTGCCGATCGCCAGACCATCCGACAGCACCTGGCCCATGTGGGTACGCACGGCAGCGTCGTAACCCTTTAGCGACTCGGACACGCGGGCCTTGAGGAACCCGAGGCGCGTGCGGTAAGGCTGCGATGTCAACAGTGCGTCGAGTGTGGGCCGCGACGCTGCGTAACCTGCAGACTGAACGCTGAGGTTGCTGTACTGCACCGCGGTACCCTGCTGATACGCAGGCTCAACGTACGCCCCGGCGAACCACAGGTCGCGCCCGTCGTGCTCCAGCAGGATACGGTCTACCTGCGTGCCCACGTCGTCGAGCTGCATCTGCAGCATCTCGGGGCTGAGCTGATATTGGTAGACATTAGCGTTCACTGTGACCACGCTGTACGGGATGCTGCCGAGCAGGCCGATGTACAGCGCCCGGACCTTGGCGAGGCGACGGTCGAAGTCGTTGATGGCGCCACGCTCGCGCCGGTCCTGCGCCGTTGGGTCGTGCGGGTTGCTCGGAAGAATCGCTTGGGCGGCCATTACTTGGTCACCGGCGGCTGCTGCGCCAGCAGCTCATCGTCAGTCGGCTGCACATCCGGAAGTGGATCCGGCATGTCCTCGATTTCGAACCCGGCCACGGTAACAATCTGCTCCGGCGTGTAGTATTTGTCGCCAGTGGCGTTGCCCAACTGGTTCGTCTCAGCCATGACTTTCGCGTTTGCCAAGCGTTCGGTTAGGGTGGCCTCGCTCAGGTCGTCCCACGAGCAGGTGATTTCCGGATCGGTGGCACTCAGCGGGGTGTCGAGCAGGTGCCAGCGGGACAGATGGCCCACAAAGCCCTCGATATCGTCGGACAGCTCGCCGGTGCGGCGTGCTTGGCCACGCTTGTTGAAATCCTTGATGTCTTCAGTCGATGCACGCTCGCCGGTCTGCATGCCTACCACGATCTTGACCGGGATCTGCACACTGGCGCAGGCGGATTGAAGCGCCACATTGAACGGTTTCTCAGGATCCGGGACAGTAGACACCAACGTGGACACCGTGGCGCCTTGCGTCGCCAGCACGGAATCCATGCCGCGGTTCATACCCTTGGCCACGTCGTCGAACGCCGTGTGCAGCTCGTTGATCGGCACGCCGTAGATTCGCGCCACGTCGGCCATCTGCGTGTCTCTGTCGAAATTGATGCTCAGCTGGCGTGACGCGTTCTTCAGGAACGACTCGCCGGCACCGCCGACCACTTTCTCGATCGTCACGAAGTCGTTGTAGCCGGCCTTCAGCAGCGGCACGCCGGTACGGTAATCGCCAACGATGAACACGCGCGACGGGTGCACCTGCATGGCGCGTCCGGGCTCGCGGTTGTCGTTTTCCTTGACCTGTGCCTCGTTGAAAGACCACATGGAAGGCTCGCCATAGGTTGGACTGGTTGGGTCAGTGTCCCAGGCCGCCGGCTCAAGCTGCCCTTCCCACGCCGGGATCAGTTTGACCAGCACGCCCACTTTGGCACTGAGTTGCTCGCTCCACTGTTTGCCGTCCGCCACCTGCAGCAGGATGCCGGAATAATGGCCCACCATGCGCATCCGGTCGGCCTCTTTAAAGTGCTTCCACACTTTCAGCTTTTTGAACTGCTTGGCGATCGACTTTTCCCAAGGTGTCTGCGTGGTGCTCTCGTCCGCCTTGTCGCCTTGAATCACCTCGGTCATCGTTTCCCAGCATTTATCAAGCAGGCGGTGCACGACGCCGTGCGCGACGCCGTGCCGCTCGTACATGCGGTACAGGTCGTAGAAGCACAGGTCGTCAGGGAATCCGTATTCGCACCAGGCATTGGGTCGCTTGGCATCGTTGCCGCCGCGGGCCACACCTTGGCGCAGGGCGATTAATTGGCGCTCGGACAGTTCATTAACCGCCAGATCAAGGGGCGTAGGCTGCATGTGGGTCGCTCCGGGGCGAGTGTGGTATTAGGCGGTAGGATACACGCACGGTTGACACAGTGGGTAGTTGCAGGAGTTGACACGGGCGGCAACGTGGCGTAGGGTGCACGGACAAACACCAACCGGAGCAACAAAAATGGAAGAGCAACTGCAACAGGCGCTTGCGTCGATCTTGAACAAAACAGTAACCGGCGTCGAAGCGGGCGTAGCTTTCCTGAGCGCGGAAGTGCCGGAAGTGATTCAACAGCTGCTGTACTGGAAGTTGGCGCAAGCGGCACTCGTAATGGTACTGGCGGCGGCTTTCCTGATCACCTTTTACCGCAAAGGCAAGGTAATAATGGCGGCTGAAAAAGGCTCTTTCTGGCAAGAAAGCTACGGGGGTGCCACAGGGCCGGCGGTAATGTTCTGGATGGTTGGCACAGTACTGGGCGCCTTTTCCACAGTCGGATTTATTGCTTCGGCATTTCGGGTACTGCAAATCCTTGTAGCTCCGAAAATTTACCTGATCGAGTACGCCGCCTCCCTGGTCAAATGACCCAGCTTGCAACACCCGCACCATCTGGCGCATCCTATGCCCTATTTCCACGAGGGCTTAGGCATGCGCCGCACATCTCGCGTCTTTCAGGTAAACCACGCACCCGGCGCTGAGCCTATCCGCGTGAACCTGCGCACCATCGTCAACAACGCCGACATCCGCACCGTCCACGAAGACGGGCGCGAGTACCTGGTGATTCCGTCGTATACACTGCCGGATAACGTGGTGATGAATGGCGGTCTGTACCCCAAAGCTGAAATCGACTCCAGCTATCTGAGCCTGGAGGACACGCCGGCGCCGGTAGGCCACCCGATGGCCAACGGCAAATATATCTCCGCCTACCACCCCAAGGCCACCAATGCGTACTACGCGGGTGCATACAACCGCAACGTGCGTCGCGATGGCAATCGTGTGTACCTGGAGAAGTGGGTCGATACCGAGTTTGCGAAGAACAGCATCAAGGGCCGCGAACTGCTCGACGCTGTAGCCAAGAAACAGCCGATCCATACCAGCACCGGTATTATGCTGGACCGTGAGCCTGCGACCAATGGCGACGGCTACGACTGGATCGCACGCAACATGAAATTCGACCATGACGCCATCCTGATCAACGAAACCGGCGCAGACACCCCGGAGCAGGGCGTGGGCCTGATGGTCAACGTTGCTGATGCCAAACCGATCACCGTGAACGACGATGTGCTCAGCGACGACAGCTACGAAGCCAAGCGCGATGCACTGAGCCAGGCGTTGCAGGACAAGTACGGCAGTGACCAGAAATGGGTTTACGCCGAGGACTTCGACGGCGTCACGGTGGTGTACTGCCTCGACGGTGACTACTTCAGCACCGGCTACAGCTACATCGACGGCAAGGTGTCCCTGTCGGAGCAGTCGGCGCCGGTGGAACGAAAGGTCGAATTCAGTTTGAAGTCGGCTGTCAATAAGATTTTGACGATGTTCCGCAGTGGTGTAACATCCAAACCCGTTAACACACTAAATACTGAGGCGCTCGATATGACACCCGAAGAACTGAAGGCGGCACTCGACGCCCAGTTGGCAGCACTTAACGCGGCAAACACCGCTGCCCTGGCTCCGTTGACCGAACAAATTACCGCGCTGCAAGCTGCGAACACCGAGCTGAAAGCGGCACTCACTGCGAACACCACGGCACAAGAAGCCGAGATGCGCGCGATTGTGGCCGAGCACGTCGGCGGCGAAGTGGTAGCCAACGCCCTGAGCGGCGAGGCGCTGAAAGCTGCGTTCGTGAAGTTCTCGCCAGCAGCTCCGATCGTGGGCGGTTTGCCACGTGTGAACACCAAAAACGACGGCTTCGACGAACTTCCGGAGTAAGCACTCATGTCCAACGCAAACCGTATCTACCTCGGGAGTGTTCATCGCAACAACCCCGAGCAAATCGAACGTAAATCGTCCGTAGCCGTCAGCTCCGGCATGCTGGCAGTAATTGCAGGCGCATCGCCCGGCCTGTTCAAGCCGCATGACGCTGCCGGCGTTTCGCCGGGCATGCACTACGTGATCAAAGAGCCGATTCTCGGCCCGGTTGACTACACCTACGCGCTGACTGATACCGCTTTCGCGTACATCGCGCACAGCGGCGAAATCTACCAGATGCGTCTGGTGCCGGGCACTTACACTTTCGATGCTGCGCTCACCTCCAACGGTGACGGGCGTCTGAAAGTGGCGAACGGTACGACCGACATTGTCGTGTGCTACTGCGACGAGTACATCACCACCACCGCGCCGCTGCCGTTTGCGCGCGTTAAATTCCGCTAAGGGGCTGCCGTTATGACCTGGATTCTGAACAAAGCGGCCGTTGCGAAATCTCAGCACGCGGCCAAGCAACACCAGCACATCGTCAACTGGCGTCGTGCCGGTGCGGCGATCGACGCCAACTTCAGCCTGCTGGAAACCCCGAACGAGCCGTTGGCGGCAAACGTCGGCCGCATCCCACAGGATGTGTATCGCGACTTCGACAACACCACCAAGCAACTGATGACTGGTGACGAAGGCGGCGTGCTGCTGAATGACCTGCTGCCCTTGGCCCGCTCGGTCGACATCGGCAAGATCGTCAGCGAGTACCGCAAGGTGTCGGACTCCGGCCTGGCCCGCAGCTCGATCAGCGGACAGCACAGCAAGCCAATGGACCACGTGGGCTACGATTACGAAGGTACCATTATCCCGATCCACGACTCGGCCTTTGGTCGCGAATGGCGCGAGATGGAAGCCATGCGTTCGGAAGGTTTCGATCCGATCGTGGACGACCAAGCAGCGGCGGTGCGTGCGGTTCGTCGTCAGATGTTCGACAACTTCACCAACGGCGCGCCCACTCTGACGTTCAAAGGTGTGAACTCGTACGGCATCAAGAACAACCCGGCAACTCAAGCGCTGAACCTGGGTGTGGGTGGACTGAACGTTGACCTGACGTCGCCTACAACCACCTTTGCGCAGATGCAATCGGTGCTCATCGCGGCGCTGACCGTGCTGCAAGGCCGCGCCAACAACGTCGAGCAGGACATCGATTTCTACGTGTCGCCTGAAATCTGGTTCAACGTTCTGCGCACTGGCACCAACGATACCCGCTTCCAGACCTTCCTGGCTGGCCTGCTGGCTACCGCTGGCGTGCGCAGCATCAAGAAACCAACGGTCTGACCGGCAACCAGTTCTACGCACTGGCCCTGAACTCCCAGTTCATTCAGCCAGTTGTGGGCATGGCGGTCACCACCACTCCGATCCTGCGTACCACTCCGTTCAGCGATTACAACTGGCTGACTTGGAGTGCTGCAGGCCTGCTGATCAAGCGTGACGGCCTGGGTCGCTCCGGCGCCCTGTTCGCATCGTAAGGAACTTGAATCATGGCTAAGAAAAAGTTCGAACTGACCCACGCGGTATGGGTAAACGCCACGGAACAGCTGCCTGTCGGCGAAATCGTGACGTTTCCCGACAATGAGCCGACCGGTATTTTTATCGGCCGCGTCAAAGAACTGACCCACGGCGGTGAGGCGATCGAAGTTGCTTCGCCGGGCAAACCCGGCACGGACGGCAGTGAACAGATGCCAGCCGAGACCAGCTCCGACGCAGAACCGGTTGCGCCTGCTCCCGCACCGCCGCCGGCCAGCGGCAAAAAGTAACGCCCGAGCCCACCCGTCAAACGGTGGGCTTTTTGTTGCCTGCACTGAAGTGGTATGCTGCGCCCATTACCCGCACAGGTGCCGACATGATCACCCTCGACCAAGCCAAGCAGTACCTCGCCAGTATCGGCGTGGCCATTCCGGACTTTGTGCTGCAGCTGATCCTCGATCGGTTCGCTATCGTGATGCCGTGTCTCGAAGAACACTACGACCCTGCCACCATTTCGCTGATCCTGCTCTACACCATTGGCCTGTTCGGCGTGGTGCAAGGCGATCGCCTGGTAACCAGTCAGTCGGCACCGTCCGGCGCGTCGCAGTCGTATCGCTACGGCACAGTGACCGAGCGGTACAAGGGCCAGCTCGGGCCGTTGCAGGGACTGGATACGTACGGCTGCACTGATACGCTGATTCCGCCGCTGCCGGGTGCGAACGCGGGTATGTGGCTTGGGCAGGGAGGCTGCGACCCATGTCGGAAATAGCCCGTTGGTCGTACAAGAACACCGCGACGGTGAAACCCTTCCTCGATGAGGACCAGGAAGCCGGCGGCGTAACCTATGGGCCGGAATATACGATCGCCTGCACCTGGGCCGCTGAGTCCAAGCAGATGCGCGATGCCACCGGTGCCGAGTTCGTCAGCAATTACATCATCTGGTCTGAGGACCCGCGACCGGCGTACCGCGACCAGATCAAGCTGAATACGGAGGTCGACTCAGGCTGGCAGGAGATTCGCAGTCACATGGCCTGGGATATGGCAATGTTCAGCGACGTGCCCGACTACCGGACGGTGACCTGAGATGCCATTGAAAGGCGTGAAAGAGGCGAAAGCCGCCACCAAAGCACTGGTTGGGCGGATAGCCGGGGATTTGTCAGAGCGCACGGTGACAGAAATTTTAATCATTGGCCAGGGCGAGGCTGCGGTACTTACCCCTGTCGCTACCTCTGTATTGATAAACAGCCAGTTTCGCCGCGTTACCGCATCAGCTGGTGGCGTGCATGGACGCGTGGGCTACACCGCAGCATACGCCGCAGCGGTCAATGCCGCCAAAGGTACGTTGCTCGGTACCAACACACCGCGGAACCCGGCCACGCTTGGCAACGTGTGGGACCCCGGCGCCGAGCCGGATTTCCTGCGCAAGGGATGCGAAGAGAAAGGCGCCGATGCGATCAAAGCCGCCATCAAGCGAGGCATGAAATTGTGAGCCAACCCTACGACGATTTTGTCACCTGGTTTCTTGAGACGCCCGGCGCTGATCAGTACACGCGCGCGCGCGGCACTTGGGTAGACAGCCCGACCAATGAGGACAAGCGTTTTGCGGTCTTCAAGTTCGAAGGCGGCCCCAAGCCCGACGTGGACCGAATCAGCGTCAGTCTGGACCTTACGTTGTTCGGCAAGAAGCACGAACGCAACGTAGTCGGGGCGCTACCTGACATTGAGAATTTCGCGTATGATTTGGTGAACCGCACCTTGACAAACTCGTGTAGCGGTAGCATCACGTCGATACGGGCGCAGGCTATGCCGATTGGGCCGGGTTACACTACCGAGGATCGCCCATGGTACAAGCTGAGCTTTCTGCTGATGGGTTGCGAATAGCCCTCTTGGGCAAACTTTTAACTTGAGGGTACAGACATGGCAGGTTGCGAATCTTCGGCCTTTGTGGGTCGCGAAACATCGCTCGAATTCAGCATTGGCTGCGGGGACGCACTCCCGCAGGAAGCCGACTGGAAATTTATTGGCGCATTGCGCAGTAACTCGCTCGGCACCGAGTGGGACACCGTGGACGCCACCGCCGATGACTCGGCCGGTTCGATCCGCGAAATGCTCGCCACGTACAAGACGATCACCATCAGCACCGACGGTGTGGCGCGTCGGGCGGATACCGCTACCGTGCACCAGACCGAGCTGCTGCTGCATTACATGAACCCGACGGCCACCAATGGTCAACCGGTCGTATGGCTGCGTCGTACCGACCCGCGCGTGACCGTGGTGGGCTACTTCTTGCTGTCGACCTATGACCTGGAAGCGCCCTACGACGAGATCAGCACCTTCAGCATCGAAGCTACCTCGACTGCCAACTCGGTGATTCCGACTGGCGTTTCTGTCACTCCGACCCCAGTGGTGTAAGTCATGGCCGTTATTAAAACCATTGCCCCGTTCAACACCAACGGTAAATTTGCGGTAGCGCCAACCGCGCTCACTGGTGCCGATACCCTGGTGTACAGCCCGGGCAAACTGCAGACCCTGTATCTCTACAACACCACGGGCGCCAGTGTCACCGTTGTGATCGACGGCACGCTCGGCACCACCGTGTCGCCGCCTGGTCAGGGCGGCACTATCGATGTGAGCGGCGGTTACTTGATCCCGATCGCAGCTGGCACCGTACAAGCCGTGGCGCTGTCGAGCATTCGCAACTTCCTGCAGGGCGTCGTCAACGTTACCGGCGGCGTTGCGGGCGTGACCGCGTGGATTCAAGAGGGCTGATCGCCGCCAGGCTGCACCGGGCCCGCTTCGGCGGGCTTTTCTTTACGCCACAACAATTTAGCGTCACGCAACTCATTTTCGTAGACACGGATATACATCCACGCGTGCGGTAACCCGCCAAAGCCTTCAGGCGTGTCCCACGGGTCATGGGGAAACTCTCTAATCCGGTCGCTTGCGCAAACGCCATTTTCTGATACGGCGATCAACAAGCCGCCCTCAACTTCGAACATCATCGTTTCCATGCCGCAACACCTCTTTTCGTTTAAGATGTCGTCAGTGTCCACCTAGTTGTCAGGAGTGTCAACCCCATGCAAGTTTTAACCGACATCGGCGAGATGGGCGTGCAGGTGGGTTCCCGATTCACGAAGTTCCGGCCCTCGCTGGCGGCCATGGCGCGCTTGGGGGCGCCTAAGGAGATTGTCGAAACGTTCGTCACGGTCTGCGGCGCCCCGCCGCTCAGCGGCAACCCGGTGCTGGATGAACCCCGGCTGAAGTCTTGGCGCCGTGATCAGTTCGCCGCCGCAGTCAACGTGCTGTACGCCTGCGCCGAATCGGGCGACGTGAGCTGGCTGGTCGGCTACACCAACGAGCGCTACCGGTATGTGCGCGGCGCACTTCCGCTGAGCGACATCGTGGGCCTCGCCGCCGGCTTGCTGAAGCACGGAGTTCTTGGCGACATACCGCCCGAGGCAACTCGGGGTGCTAAAAAATCCGATTACCTCAGCGAGTTCAAGGCGCGGGACTTTGCGGCTGCAGCTATGGCACACTTGGGCGTCTCTGAGGCAGAGGGGTGGAACATGACAATGACTTCATACATCGTTGCCATGCGCGCTAAATACCCGCTCGCTAAAGATGCAAAACAAGTCCCCAACGACGATGAATATACCCACGTGAAAGGCTGGCTCGCACGGGTCAACAAAGCACGTCAAGAGGCTGCAAACCATGGCTGAAGAAGTCGGCTCGATCTATTACGACGTGGACTTCGACACGTCCAAGCTGACCACCGGTGCCGATCGCGTCAACGCCGCATTGGATTCTGCGCAGAAAGGTGCCGACCGGACCGACAAAGCATTCGATGGCCTGGGCAAGACACTCGGCACCACTACCCGCATGACGGATCAGGAAGCCGCTGCGCTGCGCAAGCTGCTGGCGCAGATCGACCCCGTCGCCGAGAAAACCCGTCGCCTGGACGAGCTGCAGGACGGTCTTTCTGCTGCATTTGCCAAAGGGCAATTGAGCGCCTCTCAATACGCTGCGGCCATGGCGAAGCTCGACGCACAAACCAATAAACTGGAAAGTTCGACCAAGCAGGCTAAGGTATCCGCTGAAGGTTTTGGCGCTCGACTTTCTCCACTGGCTGCGGCTATCGCAGGGGTCATTACTGCGCAAACTTTGATGAGCTGGGGCAAATTGGCGGAGCAGTTTACCGTTCTTCAAGTTCGTATCGCCAGGCTGAGTCCGGATCTTGAAACCGCAGCAACCAACTATAACGCCTTGCTTCAAATTGCAGCGAAAACCGGTTCAACAATGGCTAACACAACCAAATTGTGGGAGTCATTTACAACCACTTTAAAATCTCTAGGTGCGACCAATGCGCAAGTTCTAACCCTTACGGGAACTCTCCAAAAAATTGGTGCGATTGGAGGGTCCAGCGGGGACGAGGTTGCACGCGCGATGCGGCAACTACAACAAGGGTTAGCCGGCGGCACACTACGGGCTGAGGAATTCAACAGCGTAGTTGAAAACACGCCTGAACTTGCTCGCCAAATGGCTAAAGGCTTCGGGATGTCCATGGGCCAACTCCGTCAAGCCATGCTCGACGGAAAAATTACAGCACAAGCGCTTTTCGATGTGCTTATGGGCCGTACACAGGACGTCAATGCTGAATTTGAAAAACTTCCGAGGACAGTTGCGCAGGCGGCAAATGCTTTGGTTACGCAATTCGGCGCCGCGCTAAGCGTAATCGATAAGGCGGTAGGCGCATCGTCGCGACTCGCGAAAGCTCTTGACCTTGTAGCGAAGGGGGTTCAGCAGTCGTTTAACCCCACAGAACAAGAGCAACTGAACAAACTACTGGTCGATCGAGCAACAGCCGAAGAGCAGTACGCTACGCAAGTAAAATTTGGGTTGAAGACAACGGCTGACGCCACAAGTCAACGGATTGACGCCATTAACAACGAAATAAAAGCTATTCAAGATCGTCGTGTGGCGCAGCAAAAAGAGGAATCGAAGTCTGCCGCCCCTAAAGCGCCAGAAACAACTACTACGGGGGGCCAAAAAGTAATTGAGCAATTGGCGGAGCAAAACGTTTTGCTCCGCGCTCAGGGCGTCGAACGCGCCAAGCTTGCGGCCATCCAGAAGCTTGGTGCAGGCGCTACCGAGTCCGAACGGGCAGCTGCCGTAGCGCTGGCTGTTGAAAACTACAATCTCGCTGAGGCCGAGAAGGCCCGAACCAAAGCCAAAAAAGATGGTGAATCAGAAGCGACAAAAGCGGCCAATGCAAGGGCTGCAGCCGAGCGCAAGGCCGCTAAAGAGCAGCAAACCGGAATCGAGCAAAACCAGTCGGCTTTCACCAAACTGGGCGCCGAACTTGCGAAAGTTGGGTTGACCGCGCGCGAGGCTGCGCAAGACTCGGCGCAAATGTCGCTGAACAAATACGCTACCCCTGAGCAGATCCAGACTGTGCGGGACATGGCCGGGGCGCTCTACGACCTGAAAACGGGTAAAGACTTGCTGGCAAAGGTTGACGCGATAGCTGCCGAGCAACAGGGTTTTGACCAGCAGCTGAAGGACCTACAAGCACTCAATGACCAAAAACTTTTGAGCGATCAGCGGTACCTGGAGCTGAAGGGTCAAGCGGAAACAGCACACGCGGAGCAGATGCGCGTGTTACAAGAAGAAAACTTCAAAGCTGCGGCGTTAGGGAATCAGCTACTGCTGTCGGGGATTGACGCACTGGCTCAATCTGGTACACAGGCCTTGAGCGGCCTACTCAGCGGCACGACAACGCTTAAGGACGCGATGGGCGGCATCGCTAATACTGTGCTGAATGCGGTGATTGGTTCGTTCGTGCAGATGGGCGTCAACTGGGTCAAACAGCAGATCATGATGGCTGCCTCTGCGCAGGCGACCACTGCGGCACAGGTTGGGGGCATCGCTGCGGTAACAACGGCGCAGGCTGGCGCAACGACGGCAATTGCGGCCACCACCACTGCGACTGCGGCCACTACAGGTACCGCGGTAGCGTCTTCCATGGCGCCTGCGGCGGGGCTCTCCTCTATTGCATCGTTCGGTGGCGCGGCAGTGATCGGTGGCGCGGCGCTCCTTGCCACGATGTTGCTTGCAAAATCCTTCGGTGGCGGCCGTCAGTACGGCGGACCAGTGGCAGGCAACAAAATGTACCGCGTGAACGAAGGCGGCGCGCCTGAGATTTTCAACGCGGCCGGCGGCAAACAGTACATGATGCCGAACACCCGCGGCGAAGTCGTCAGCAACGGCGAGGCAACCGGAGGCGGCGGGGGCAGCGCGGCGCCGGTAATCAACATCAACAACTACGGCAGCTCGACTGCTACGGCTTCCGCCAAGTTCAGCGAGGCGGACCGCCGATGGGTGGTTGACGTGATCGTTGGGGACCAGATGTCAGGCGGTCGTTCTGCAACCTCGACCAATCAGATCACAGGCACGAAAAGGGCAGGCACTTGAACCCACTTGACATTCTGCGGGCCAGCGGCGGTACAGACGTCGAAATCCCGACCATTGAGCTGTCCTCAACAGCGTGGGTAGATTCGCTCTATCTTTGCGCGGGCTTTGAGGATCGAGCGTTCATACTGGAAACGGGCGCGACTGTGTTGTTCGTAGCAACCGGCCTGGACGCTACGCTGCCGAAGAAAAGTAACGACGCCTCCCAAGTGTTGGGCGTAGCGATCGATAACGTACGTGGTGAGGCACAGCGCCGCCTGGATGCGGCCAAGGCTATCAGCGCCCGGGTAGTCATGACCTACCGGCTTTATCTCGATTCAGACCCTTCATCCCCTGCCGAGCGCCCTATGGTGATGGATGTTCTGAGTTTCAGCGCCAAAGGGCCGACCATTGAGTTACAGGGCGGCTACTTCAGCCTGATCAACTCCAGCTGGCCGCGTTTTCGCTACACCACGGATTTCTCTCCCGGGATCAAATACCTGACATGACCGACGTCGAAAAATACCTGTTTGTCCCGTACGTGCCTGGCGGCCGAGAAACTGACGGCTTCGATTGCTGGGGCCTTACGTTACTGGTCCGGCGGGAAATGGGCTTGCCTGAACTGGAAGGGCCGGCAGACGCGAACCGGGAAAACCCATTGGCAATGCAACGGCTATACAGCCGCATCACCTCCGGACCTCTCGAACCTGTGCCAGACTTGCAACCGGGGGACGTTGCCGCCGTATTCCGCGCCCGCGTGCTGGTTCACGTAGCGGTTGCGGTCGAAATTGATGGTAGGATTGCGCTACTCGAAACCAATCCGGGCAGCGGGGTCAGGTGGATGTATCTGGACCGGTTCCTGCAAACCTACTACCAGGTGACCTTTTATCGTGATCGAAGTATTCCCGAATCTTCTTGATGGCGGCCCTTGCGATACGCTGACCACTGATCGGCGAATGAGTATTGCGGAATGGCTTGACTTCTACTGCGCCAAGACGGGCGGGTATAAACCCGGCGATTACATGCCGGCGTTGATCAAGCTTGACGACGAGCTGATCCCCTCCGAGGAGTGGCCAACCACGTTCTTTCGTCCGCGCGATCGTCTTGAAGTTCGTGCAATGCCGCAGGGGACTGACCCATTTTCCATTACTGCGGCTTTGTTCCTCGGGGCCAAAGCGGTGCTCGGTATGCTCATGCCGAAGTTGCCGGGTACACCTAATGCCCCTGGCCAAGGAGATAGCCTGTCTCAGGGCAGCGTCCGGGGCAACAAAGTAAAGCTGGGTGAACCGGTCCGCGAGTCATTCGGACGCCAGAAAATTTATCCTGATTACCTGGTTCCCCCGCACAAATATTTTTCCGACAAACGGACGCAGCAAGTTCGCTTCTTGATGAACATCGGCGTTGGTGCTTTCCAGATCAATGCACTCGATGTACGGATCGGAGAAACCGCGTTGCTAGCGCTCGGCGCCGAAGCGGAATACCAGATATATGCCCCCGGCGCATACATTGGCGCCGATCAGTCGGCTGGTTGGTGGCATACCGCGACTGAAGTCGGGGCAAGCTCTACCGGGTCCGCTGGACTGGAACTGACCGCCTCAACTTCCCTAACCCCAAATCTGATAGCGTCCTCTGTAAATTTTAACGGGTACGTCGTAACGATCCCGTCGGGGGCCGGATCTTTTCCTACGGATTGGACTGTTGGGCTCACCGTGCGGATGGTCGTGCCTTACACCTACACCGTTACTGACGGAGGCGGTGCGGCACGAGACGTCATCACAGGGCCGCTCGGCATGCTTGCGCCGGTAGTCGGCCAGTCTGTTGAGATTGCGGGCACGAACGCGGGCAGCTACGTTATCAACAGCTGGGACGGGACCAACCTCAAGCTCGACTTTGCCGGCGGCGCACCCGCTAATGGTTTAGTAACAGGCACCGGATTGGCGGCTATCGGGCCTTTGGGCCTCCGGTTCAAGATCCTGGCGATCAGCCCGTCCTCAATGACGGTGCAACGCTTGGACTCGTCAGGCTCTCCGGACAGCAGTTTCCCGGGCTTCGATAACTTGACGACAAGTAGTGCCAGCATTTCTCTTGACAGTGCGAGCCTAGAGGGCGGATGGCGCGGGCCGTTTCCGGCATGCCCTGCCGGCGAAGTTACCTCTTTGGTACAGTGGGACGTATTTTTTCCGGAAGGCCTGGTCGGCGTGGGGGCCAAAGGCGATTTCTATTTCGTCACGGTTTCCTACGAAGTCCAATACCGAGATATGGCGATCGGCGGCGCGTGGACCAGTTTGAGCCGTTCGCTCACTGACAACACACTTGATCAGATCGGAGACACGCAAACAATATCGCTGCCGTATGCAATGCGCCCTGAGTTCCGCATGCGCAAGACGGCGCCTTTGATTGAGAATGTTGAACTCCGCGACACCATCCAGTGGTTGAATCTCAAGTGCAACCTACAAGCGCCGATTGCGTACCCCGGGTGCACTGTGATCACCGGTCGCGTGCAAATTTCGGACCGCATCTCAGCTCAATCCGAAAGCCAGATTAACGTTATTGGAACACGACTGCTTCCGATTCGCTCAGGCGGAGTGTGGCAGCCGCAGCAACCTACTCGCGCAATCGCACCTGCTGCCCTCTATATCGCAAAAAGTGTAGGGCTGACAGATGCGGATCTTGATCTGGCCGAGTTTGACCGGCTGAACGATGGTGTGTGGGCCGCTCGGGCCGACCATTTCGATATGGCTATTACTGATGAGCGCACTATGAAAGACGTGCTCAATGAAGTGCTGGCTTGCGGGTTTTCGGAGCTGACGCAGGATCGCGGTATTCTACGCCCTGTCCGGGACGAGCCGCGTTCAGTGCTTGAGCAAGGGTATAGCGCGCAGAACATGGACGAAGAACTGTCAACGGATACCAACTTGAAATCGGATAACGATTTTGATGGGGTTGAAGTCACATACCAGGATTCTTCGACGTGGACCGAGGAAGTGGTTCTGTGTCGGCTGCCGTCTGACCCGAACCCAGGTCGTCGCGTCGAGAAAATCACCGCCCCCGGTATTACGGAACGAAACAAGGCGTATCAGTACGGCATGCGGCGGCGACGCATTCACGAATACCGCAGGGACACGTTCAGTTTCTCCACGCCCAGTGACGCGATGAATAGCCGCTATTTGGCGTATTGTGCGGTCACCTCAGACGTACCCGGTTACGGGCAGTCTGCCCTGGTACTGGAATGGTCAAAAGACGTCGGCACGATGACCCTTTCCGTTTCGGAGCCCTTTGACTGGTCCGAACCAGGTGTATACGTTCTCGGTCTGCGCCGCCCGGTCGGCACAATGTCAGGGCCCTACACGGCGACTCGGGTTGATGAGTTTACACTCTCGATCCCCACACCGGACTTTGATCCGTTAGGTGCTTGGTCGGGGAATCTGGAACCTACCCACGCGTTTTTCGGCCCTGTCGTATCCTGGACTTACCGAGTGTTGATCACATCCGTAACGCCGCATTCAAATTCCAGCGCAGCAGTCGAAGCAGTCGGGTATGATGAACGCGTTTACCTTTCTGACGATGCGATAGCGCCATGAATCCAGTGTATCCAGACGGACTACCGCGCGGCTTGCATTCCGGCCGCAAATACCAGCTTCAGTCCCCTTTGATGCGATCCGAGCTGGTTAGTGGTCGGGCACGTCAACGTAGACGTTTTACGAGTGTGCCGGAGGGCGTCAACGTTACCTGGCTGTTCAATGACTCACAGGGGCAAGCATTCGAAGCGTGGTGGAGAGACGTTCTAATAGACGGGTCTCTTTGGTTTGAATGTCCCTTGGATCACCCCCTAGGCTACGATTCGTATTTGTGTCGTTTCACCGGGGTGTACAGCGGCCCTTCAAGGGTAGGGCCCGAGCTTTGGAGCTATTCCGCGGAGCTTGAAGTACGAGACCGTATTGCGTTAGCCCCAGGCTGGGGCGACTTCCCGGAATTTATTTTGGATTCTTCAATTTTTGACATTGCAGTCAATCGCGAGCTGCCCTTGAACGAATGGCAAATTTACATCGAGGCGATGGATACCGCCGTTAACCAGGATTGGCCGAACCCATGAGCAACTACAATACTCGCAATGCGGTGCCGTCTACTGACCCCCGCGACCTTGACGACAATGCAACAAACTTTGATTTGCTCCTGATGAGCGACGCCGCATCGGTGCCTGACCGACTGGGCGAACTTCGCAAAACATGGGCACAAATGGAGCGAGACGCGCAGGCTTTGATTGCACCTAACGTGTCTGCATTAGCTGCAGCCGTAGCCGGCGTGAATAAAGGGCTGTATTTCAGCGCCACCAGTCCGGTTGCGATCAGCACCTACGACCTCGGTGCTTACGTGCGCAGCATCAGCAATGTGGCCGATGGCCCCGCATTTCGTGCGGCCATCGGCGCAGTGGGTGCTGCTGACAATATCACTGGGAGCGCTGCCACTCTGACGACGCCGCGAACTATTGCAGCCAGCGGTGACGCTACCTGGTCTGTAACCTTCAATGGTTCGGCGAACGTCACTGCGGCGCTCACCTTGGCGAATACTGGCGTTACTGCGGGCACCTATGGCGCCGTGACGGTTGACGCTAAAGGTCGCGCCACCGGCGGCAGTATCGCGACACCCATCGCCAATGGTGGAACCGGGGCAACCACTCAAAGCGCGGCGCTGAGTGCGATTCTAGGCTCTTCGGCTATCGGTTTTGCCAATGGTGGAACCGGGGCAACCACTCAAAGCGCGGCGCTGAGTGCGATTCTCGGGTCCAGCACCGTTGGGCTTGCTAACGGCGGTACTGGCGCAACTACTGCGAGTGCTGCGCGCACGAACCTTGGCCTTGGAACCGCTGCGGTCGCGACTATCGGGACCAGTGGGAACAACGTACCCTTGCTGAATACTGCGAATTCGTGGTCCGCGTCGCAAGCTATGCTGGGCGCTACCCCCGTAACTGACGGAGGCTCAAACCTCGGTACCGCATCCTTACGGTGGGCTACGGTTTACGCCGTTACCGGAACTATCAATACTTCTGATGGACGGCTTAAGACGCCTGTCCGAGAGCTGACCGAATCCGAGCTTGCGGCGGCAGTAGAACTCGGCAAGATGATCGGGATGTATAAATGGCTGAGCGCCGTCGAGTCAAAGGCTGATGCGGCGCGTGACCATGTAGGCATGACGGTTCAAAGTGCTATAGATTGCATGCAACGCAATGGGCTTGACCCATTTGGATACGGTTTTATTTGTTATGACGAATTTGAAGACGGGGACCGATACGGTTTTCGAATGGACGAGCTGAACGCTTTTATCGCAGCAGGGTTCAACTACCGTCTGACTTTGCTTGAAGGGAAAATGTGACATGACTAACACTTACAACACTTTAAACCCTATCGGCAGCACGGCCCCAAAGGACTTGTGCGATAACGCGTCGAATTTTGATGACTTCTCCTTGTCCCCCTCGCCATCTTTTGTTGACCGGCTGGGGAAACGCCGAGAAACCATCTCGGGCATGGAAGTCGCCTTCGCGCAGTTTCTTATCAATTCGGGCTATCAGTACACCAATCCACTGGTTTACCAGGCCGGCATCACGATTACTTTACCGAATCAGGTTTTTCTCAAAGACGGCAACTATTACCGCGCAGGGCCGACGTTATCTCTGCCGTATGTGACCACGGGTGTGTGGGGTACGGAGCAGGCGCTTTTTACTCCCATTGGCGACAACGTTCTGCGTTCTGACCTGGCCAGTACAGACCCTGCCAAGGGTGCCGCTGTTGTCTTCGGCGCGATCCGGTATGTCACGAACCTTGCAGCGCTGAAGCTTCTGCCGAAGACTGGCACCAAGCTCGCCAACACTTTGTGCTGGGGTTCACTTGGTGATGGTGGGGCTGCACAGTATCGTCTCGACGAGTCTGATCTGACTTCGACAGGCGACGACTTCCTTACCGTAGTCGCCAACGACGGAGGACGGTGGAAATTGATGCACACCGGTAAAGTGAGCTTGGCATGCGCAGGGGTTGGCGTGTCCTCGGCAATGTGTACCGATCGTTTCAACGCTGCAATGGCCGCAGTGGATGCGTACGGCTACCCTGAGCTGTACCTGCCTGCCGGCGTGACCAACATTGACGGCGCCGGGGTTACTTGTTCGGGCCGCCCAGTAACTTTGCGTGGCGCGGGCAAGGGTTTGTCGCAAATCCGCTACAACGGTTCAGACTGGGCTTTGTCGATTCTGCCAAATGACATTCAGCAAAACGTCACCCTTTCAGATTTCGCAATTATCCCAAACAACACTTCCGTCGCAAGCGGTCGGCCCCTTCGTGTGGTTTACCCGACATTCGCCAGTTGGAGCGGCAAGACTGTAGATATTTGCAATCTTGATTTGCATTCTAATCTTACCGGTGCATCCCTGCCGTATTGGGCTGCAGGGATGTATTTCAATAATGCATGGAACGGCGTTATTCGAAATGTCTGGTTCACTGGTAAAGCGAACGACTGGCTGACGACTGCGTCGTTTATAGAACTGGGCGACAACTGCACAGACTTTGTAATCGACAGTGTTCACGGCAATTTCTGCATCAACTGGTTGGCGATCACCGGTTATAGCGAGGGCGTGAGCGTCACGAACTCGACGGCTGTGAAAGTCTATCGTGGAGTAAATCAGGCCACTGCAAGTTTCCTCAATCTCAGGTTTCGCGGCAACCACGTTAACGCCGTGGCCACCTGCTTCAGTATGAACAACGCCGCGCAAAACAGTATTGTCGATAATTTGCTGTATTTGACTGACGCCGCATCTGTTTCGTTTGCTAACTTTGCTGCCTGCAATTCCGGTAATTACTCGAACAACATTTGCATTTCAACAGGCAACACTACAGCAGATGGTTTTTCTTTCAGTGCCGGGGCCTTGCAGAACAAGATTATCGGTAACAATTTTGAAGGTTGTGCGACTGGCATCTTGCTCGCGCCGGGAACCAGTGCCAACCGCGCAGCGCTGAATACTCGATTCGTTGCAGGCGTTCAGGGACCGGGCGTTGACGATAATGGCACAGGCAATACAGTAACGGTTTAACCCTATGGTACACTGTCGAGCATCTGTTACTGACCTTTAGGGGCGCCGACATGCTCGACCAGTGTACCCGAGAAGCCACCGCCCTGTTCTGCATGGTCGCCATGGCAGTACACCCGTGGGCTGCTACGGGTGCGGCAGTAGGATGCTGCTTCCTCCTGTTCGCGCCCATGGCGACCGCTGGCTGGCAACGGCTCAAACTGATTCCTTTCTCGTTCGGCACCGGTTACGCGGGTGCCGTGTTTTTCTATGGCCGAGTGCCGGGCGAACCCTGGAACGAAAAAGCCATGCTGGTCGCGGTGGCACTTTCCGCGCTGTCCGCTGTCCTATTTACAGCCTTCTATTACGTGATCGACAAGAGTGACCCCCTGCCAGCTTGGCTCGAATCTATTCTTGATCGCATCCCACTCTTCAAGCGGCGGAGCGACAGCGATGGAGTTTGACAGCCTACTAACCGGCATCCGCATCTTCTTTCACTTGGGGATCGCTGCCTTGCTGCTCTCCTACCACCCCCGTGGTGCTCGCTATCGTTTTTTCGTCTCAGCCCTTGCGGCACTCCTGGCCATGTCCAATGCAGGGCTCGGCGTGGCGCTGTGGAGCGGTGCAATTGAGCCGAAAACCCTTGGCGGTCAATGGCTGAACGCGGGCGGCTGGGGGGCGGTGTTTGGCATTGTGGTCTTGTGCCGTGGTAACCTCGCAAAAATCGTCCCTAAAAGAGCCCACGCATGAACCCATTGCAGCTGGACATTGACGCCGGACTTGAACTACTCCCCTCCAACATGCGCACCGCGCAAGCCAAAGTGCTGCTTTACGCAACCTCCCGCCAAGAAAACCCAAAGCGCCTGCCAAAACAAGTTGGCGGCCCCGCTGTGGGCGATTACCAAATGGAATCCGGTGGCGGCGTACGTGGCGTATTGGAATTTGACTCGCCGACGATCCGCACTGCCGTAACGGCCGTATGTCGTGCTCGCGGTGTAGCTGCATCCCGATTGTCCGTGTACGAAGCCCTGCAGCACGACCCGGTACTTGCCGCAGCGTTTGCACGGTTGCTCTACTACACCGACCCGGGTCG